GCCCGTCTTCCAGAACGGAAAGAGGGTCGGTCTTGTCCGTGAATTCAGCGACACCTGTCTCATTTTTCTGCTGAAGGCCCGCAAGCCTGCCGTCTACACCCAGGTACAGAAGATCGCCCCGACCACGCCAGACGGCAACGACGGCGCCAACCTCACAATCACCCTGCCGCCCGACTGGGGACGCGCCACGGTGCAGCCAGCGGCCTTGGATGAGCACACTGAGGCATGACCGTGGCAGCCACCGCCGCACCGCACCTTGACCTGACCAATTTGCGGGCTGGTGTCAATGACAAGTTCTACCCGCTCTTCTGGGACACAAACCGCTATCTGGTTTTGATGGGCGGCGCCGGGTCTGGTAAATCCCGCTTCGCCGCGCAGGACGCCGTGCTGCGGTGCATGACCGAACCGGAGCATTGCTTCCTGATTCTGCGCAAGGTGGGCCGCACGCTGCGGGCTTCCTGCTTTGCAGAGGTGCAGAACGTTGTCCGCGCCATGGGCTGGTCCCGGTTCGTGCGGGTCAACAAGTCGGACATGACCATCACGTTCCTGCTGTCCGGGTCGGTCATGCTGTTTGCGGGGCTGGATGACCCGGAGAAACTGAAGTCAATTGCTTCCATCACCTCCGTTTGGATAGAAGAGGCCACGGAGTTCAGCGAGGCCGACTTCAATCAGGTGGACATCCGCCTGCGCGGTGAGACGCGCTTCCTGAAGAGAATCACGCTTACCTTCAATCCCATCTCGATCTACCACTGGCTGCGCCGCCGATTTTGGGAAACGGCCTGCCCGGATGCCATGGTGGTGGTCTCGACCTACTTGGACAACCGTTTCCTCGACGCGGCCTACTGCGCGGTTCTGGAGGGCTACAAGGACCAGGACGAGACGTTTTGGCGGGTCTATGCGAAGGGCGAATGGGGCGTGTTCAAGGGATTGATCTACACGCCCTGGCCGAATGCGGAGGCGTGGCCGGCCCGGTTTGACAGCGAGTCCTACGGGCTGGACTTCGGCTTCAACAACCCCACCGCACTGATTCACCGCGGCAAGCGGGACAAGGCCAACTACCTCACCGAACTGATTTACGAGTCTGGATTGACCACCGAGGCGCTGGGACGCCGTATGATTGAACTGGGCGTGTCCAAGGTTAATCCCATCTATTGCGACGCCGCCGAGCCCGACCGGATACAGGCCCTGTGCGACATGGGTTTCAATTGCATTCCAGCCGACAAGGGGCCGGGCAGCGTGGCCGCCGGCATCATGACCGTGAAGGCGTCGGTCATCTTCACCAAACCCGAGAACACAAACCTGAACCGCGAATGCTCAACCTACAAGTGGGCCGAAGACAAGGACGGGCGCGCGCTCGACCAGCCGGTGAAGATCAACGACCACGCCATGGACGCCGTCCGCTACGACATCCACACGGACGAGAACAGGCCCGGCGCCTTCATTGCCGGCGGGCTCGACGTGGCCCCGACGGACTACTGATTCGCCCAGTCCCCCGAAAACACGCTGAACCGTTGCTAAAATATTCTCCGGTGGAATGAGCCACCGGAAAGCGCGTGCGATGCTCTTCCAGAGACGGCGGGAAATTGAGAGCCTCAAAGCCACACTGCACGAACTTCAGTGCTTTGTGAGCGATTACATTTCCGTCAACACCACGCAGTCCTACGGCTTCCCCGGCAATCCCTACCCCACCTATGAGGCCCAAGTCACCGAGTTGGATCTGAAGTACCGCGGCCAGTCGCGCTGGGGCGCGCAGGCGGTCAAGAACTTGGTGGACACGCGCACCGCGTTTATGGTGGGCGACGGCGTCATGGTCAATGCGGCAGACGATACCGCCGACGTGAGTAAGGAAATTGCCTTCATCCGTGACTTCCTGCGGCGCAACAACCTGGACCGCGAAGGTGTTCAGGACTGGGCGCGCGAAGCGGAACTGGAAGGCAAGTTTTTGTGCAGGCTGGTTCATGACCCGAAAGCCAAACAGATAGACGCGCGCTTTGTGTCATGGGCGCTGCACGGCTACAGCATCACCACCGATCCGCAGGACTATGCGAAGTACGCCGGGGCCAGTTACCGCGTTGCCAAGAACGGCGACGAGGTCAGGCTGACGCCGCCCGAGTTCATCTACAAAAAGTTCGGGGGCCGCACCAGCCAGGTGAACGACACGCCGCCCAAACTGGGCGTGCTGCTGTGGGACATCGAGAGCCTGCACAAGGCGCTCTATGACTGGCGTCAGGCCAACCGTTATTTCGGCACGCCTACGCCTCATTTCAAGGCGGCCACCGCGCAGGAAGCCCAAAGCCTGCATGAAAAACTCAAGCAGTTGCAGTGGAAGATCGGGCAGTTCATCGTGTCCACCGCCGAATTCTCGCTCGTGGGCATTCCCGCCGACGGTATTGCCTCGCTTGAGAAAGAAATCATCACGCACGCCAAGGTCATCAGCGGCGGTTCCGGCGTACCCGTACATTTCTTGGGATTCCCCGAACTCATGAGCAACCGCGCAACCGCGGACAATCTCATGGAGGCCGTTTTCAGCGCAACAAGCCGCGAACGCAACATTTGGATCGGCGCGTACAACGAACTCTTCGAGAAGGTGCTTGCGATGGCGAACGCCGTGTTCGGCTTCACCTTCAACACCAAGGCGGTCAAGGCGACCATCGCCGAAATGAGCGCCACCCGCATCGCGCAGTTGGTATCGCTGTGGCTGCCGCTTCGCCAAGAGGAAATGATTTCACGCCAGACGTTTCTGGAGCACATCCCCGACGTGGACCCGGACCAGGAGGCAAGGCGGCTGGACGAGGAAGACGCCTCCAGCGCCCAGAAGGCCGCAGAAGCGTTCAAGGGCGGGCTTGGCATCAACCGTCCCGCACCGCCCAAGATCGACCCTGCCGCGGCAAAGCCCGATGTGGAGGATGACGCGGCATGAAGAACATTGCTCTCTGCGCAAACCTTCACGCCATGGCCGACAGCGCCATTCTTCCGCTGATTGACCCGGACAAACTGGCTGAGATCAAGGCCAAGGATTCGCACCCGCTGTTCCGCGCCTATGCCATCGGCATTGAGGGCGATGCCGAGGCCACACAGGTGGGCTACGGCAAACGCGCCCTGCACTTCTTCCGTGAAATCATCAACCAAATTCACGAGAAGTTGGCCATCGGCACCCGCTTCTTTGCGGGACACGGCCAGACCAACGCCCATGACGGGCGGCAGACGGTCGGCGAGGTGGTGGGCAAGGCCCAGATTCAGGACGGCGAGAAACTGACCGACATTGCAATTGCGTACATTCACCCGGACCACCGGGACAAGGTTTTTGACGTGGCCTCGATTGAGGCCGAGAACGTCGAATTTACCGACGCGGAAGGCGAGCGTGCAGCCGTTCTCAGCGTCGGGGCAATTACCGGAATAGCGCTGGGGGATCGACGGTTCGACCGCCCCGCGTTTTCCGGGGCAACGTTACGCGCGGCATACCAGTGCTTCGCGGGAGAGAAAACCATGACCCTTGAGGACATTCAAAAGGCGGTAAAAGAGGGCGGCTATAAGCCGACGGACATTTTCGCTGCCGAGACCATCATCGCTTTGCCCGAGGTGACCGAGCACGTTGCCAAGGCGAAGCAGACCGAGGTCGAGGCCCGCCGCCGCATCCAGGAAGACCTGGGCGCCAAACTGGACAAGGAGCGTGCCGACAAAGAGGCCGCGCTCACCGCAGCCAACGCGCTCAAGGCCGACCTGACCAAGACGCAGGCGGTGAAACTGTTCGACGCGCTGGCCGCCGAACGCAAACTGCCGGAACGTCAGGCCAAGTACGTGCGGGCCCGCCTCGAAAAAGCCGCCCTTACCGGCGCGGACGAGGCCGCAGTCAAGGCCGAAATCGCCAGCCTGACCGATGACGCCCTCAAGGACTACCAGGCGGTGCTGGACGCGGAGGGCGTGAAGCCCCCGGACGCGCCGCCCCTGGGAACCCCGTCGAGCGACGGCAACGTGCCGCCCGCGGACGGGGACGATCCCATGCTTGACCCCAAAAAGAACCCGCTGTTCTCCGGAACAGAGGGATAGGAGAACTGCCACATGGCACAAACCGGACTGAAACTGCTTTGCCCGCTGGAGGACTGTGACAGCCTAGTTTTCACGGCCCCCAGCCCCGGCGTGAGCGCGGGCGATCTCGTCTTTGTGGAGGACATTGTGGTCGTTGCGACCCACGATGCCGACACGGGCGATGACTGCCTTGGTCTCACCCGCGCCCCCAAAATCCTGCTGCCCTGCGCCGCCGCGGCAACGGCGGGCTACGCGGTCGGCGAGCGCGTCTTCTTCGATGTGGCCGACGCGGAACTGAACGAGTCGGCTTCCAGCAACCACCTGTGCGGCGTTGTCACCAAGGCTTCGGCTGTCGGCGACGAGGAAGTGCAGGTCAACTTCAACGGCCTTATGGGCGTCCTGACCACCTAGGTCAGTCAAGGAGACACGAACGATGAACGGACGAATAATCCCTGACTGGCGGAAGGTTGACATGCGGACCCCCGCCGGCCGCTCTGCCGTGCGCGGCGCGCTCCAGATGTTCATGGATGCGCCCCGCAAAGACGCCAAGATCAAGGCCGCGATGCAGATGTTCTCGCAGACCGGCGACTTCCCCGAGAATGCCGTCGCGCTCCTGAAGACGTTTCAGGCTACCGACTTCTTCGACAACGCCTGGGAGTCCTGCTTCGATGTCATCGACATGACGGCGTTGCAGAACGACTCCTTCAGCATCGCCGACGTGGAAGACGGTCTCACCTTCCAGGAGGTGAAAATCGGCGAGAAGGCCCCGATCTTCAAGTTCAGCGGCACCAAGACCTCCGTGGGCTTCGCCACCTACATGGCGGGCTTGCAGTGGTCCTGGCAGTTGTTCGAGGACCGGCAGTACTGGACGCTTGAAAAGAACGCAATCGCGTTCCGGAACAAGTGGTTCCGCAACCGCGCCGACATCGCCTATGCCCTGATTGAGGCGATCCCGTCGGCCCGCGACATCAACTGGGCCGCGGCCCCCGGTTCCGTCCCCAACACGGACGGCAACTACGAGGCCCTGCGCGACCAGAAGACGATCAACGCGGCGGCGCTCGACGTGATCAGCAAGTGCAAGAACAAGGGCTACGGCGTCGGGCCGAACAGCCCGCTCGTCCTGCTGGCCCCGCTTGCGCTCAAGCAGCGCATCCAGCGCGCGCTTGGCCCGATCAATTCGGCGCTCTCGGCTGCCCCCGGCGTGACCTACAACATCACGCCGCTGTTCACGCTTGGCCTGTCGGCGACCGACAAGTATTACGTCGGTATCCCCGGCCAGAAGAACATGTGGGGCGACCGCCTCTACCTGAACATTCAGGTGGCGACGGACATCACCACGGCCAGCGACCTCAGCGTGGGCCGTGGCCGCTTCGGCGGCGCCATCGGCGACACCCAGCAGTGGGCGCGCTGCAAAACCGCGTAACCGAAACTCCAACCGTCGGGGGCTGGCTTCGGCTGGCCCCCGGCGTCAAGGAATCCCATGGTCAGGGTCAAGGACAGGCAAACGGACGGTGTGCTCCGCACGAGCGATGTGAAACTCGTGCGCGCGCAGTCCTCTGAGCCGTTCCAGCCCGCCGAACTGCTGTCCGACCTGATGCCCGACGATGCCTGGACCGGAAGGCGCTGCTTCATCGTCTGCGGCGGGCCCTCGCTGAAGGGATTCGACTTTTCCCGGCTCAAGGGCGAACTGGTCATCGCCACCAACAAGAGTTTCATGGACATCGACGCGGCCATCCATTTCACGATGGACCCGCGCTTCATCACGTGGCTGCTGACCGACCATTTGGACGCGGGCGCGTTCACCAAGTGGCAGAACCAGGCCGCCACCAGCGTCATGCTTCGGCTCAAGCCCAACATGAGCGGAGCGGGCTGGAAGTTCGTTGAATGCACGGGCAATGACGAAGTGAGCACCTCGATTGCGCGTGGCCTTGGGAAGACCAACAACACGGGCCACGGCGCCCTGCTGCTGGCCGCAGGGCTGGGCTGCAAGGAAATCTACCTGCTGGGCATGGACATGCATGGCGACCCGAAGACTGGCTTGCAGGACTGGTATCACGGCGGCTATCCAGAGAACGCGGCCCAGAGCGCGAAACAAGCCTACGACCAGTTCATGATTCCATGCATCGAAAAGACCTCGGGCGACTTTGCGGACAGGGGCATTCGCGTGGTTAACCTGAACCGGAACTCCGCGCTCCGCTGTTTCGAGTTTGGCGACTTCGACAAACTGCCAAAGGGTCCGGAGCGCCCGCTCGTGGTGGGCTACTGTACGGCGGGTCCGTATGAGGCAGAGGCCGAGAAGATGCGGCGTTCCGTGCATCGCTTCGGGCTTGAATGCGAACTGCTGACAATCCCGCCCACCACTTGGCAGAAAGCCACGCAATACAAGGCCCGCTACCTGCTCGACGTGGCCGAGCGCCATCCGGGCCGAACGCTTTTGTACCTGGACGCGGACGCAGAAATGTTACGCTACCCCGCATTCTGCGACAACTGGCAGGGCGACTTTGCGGTGCCGTCGATCAACTGGTCGAAGTACCGCAAGGACTCCCCGCTTCAAGAGATGCTGACCGGGACCATCCTGTTCCGGTCCACCCCGCAAGTGCGCGCACTGCTCAAGGAGTGGATTGCCGCAAACAACGACAACCTTGAGATGTGGGACCAGCGTGTTCTGCAAAGCCTCATCGGCAGGGAACTGCTCAACGGAGACTTGCACAACGGCGTGAAGATTGACTTCCTGCCTGATGAATACTGCTCGATATTCGACCTGATGGCGGGGCATGAGCCGCCCATCATTTTGCAGAACCAGGCGAGCCGCCGACTCAAGACCAAATCCAGCGGCAATAGCGTCGGTGCGGCCCAGCCGCCCGAGCCTGTCGTGCCGAGCGACCATTTCGTTTCCATCGTGATGCCGACCTATAACCAAGGCCAGTACATTCAGGACGCGGTGGAAAGCATCCTTTCGCAGACGCACCGGAACTTTGAACTGGTCATCGTCAACGACGGCAGCACGGACAACACGGGCGAATACCTCGCGACCATCACCGATCCGCGCGTCCGCATCATTTCCAAGCCGAACGGCGGGGCGGGCTCCGCGCTCAACATGGGATTCGATGTCTGCAAGGGCGACTATGAAACGTGGTGGGCCAGCGACAACGTCATGTATCCCGACTGCCTTGCCGCGCTGGTGAGCCATCTGGAGCGCGTTCCGCAGACCGACATGGTCTATTCAGCCTGCGATGTCGGCGCGCGCATGGACGGCTCCAGCGCGTTCCGCAGGCCCATATCCGACGAGGTGGGCGACCAGTCCTGGCAGCCGGGGCGAGTTCAGCGCGGCTCCTACTATTTCGGCGTGTGCTGGATGTGGCGAAAGTCCGCACGGCTCAAGGCCGGCGGCGAATGGCAACAGGACACATGCGAAGATTTCGACATGACCATCCGCATGGAGAATGCCGGGTGCCGCCTTCAGTTCATCAGCAACAATCTGGGCTTTCACCGCCGCCACACGGAGAGCATGAGCCACAAATTGCGCGTCACCAAGACGGGCGATCCGCTGGTGAAATCCATCGTGGAAAAAAACCGCCGCGCCGACCTGGAACGCAAGCCCGGTCAGGCCAACGTCCTTGTGGTGTGCCTTGAGTTCGACCCTGCGGGCGTTGGCTGGGGCCTGCGCACGGCCATCAATCAGTTGACCAACCACAAAGTGCGGCACTGCGCGTTCCGGACCACCTTCGCCGCGCCGTTCACCGACCGCACGTTCAAGAGCGTGGACGAGATCCGCGACCTGCTCGACTGGGCCGACGTTTTGCACTTCCAGTCGCACATTTGGACGCACATTTCCGGCAACCGATGCTTCGACTTCATTCCGGAAAACGAATACTGCGGGCCGTCGCCCTTCGAGCCGTGGCTGAAAAGCAAGCGCGTCTTCTTCCACATGCACTGCGGACGTTATCAGCAGAATCCGGACTACTGGGTGAAGGAATGCGCCCGTGTCGGCGCAACCATCGTCCGGTGCGACCCGCTCTGCCCAGTCGATGGCGCGGTCTACCTGCCCAACGTGGTGGACGTGCCGACCGACTGCGCCGTTGACCCGAACGCGCCGTTTGCCGTGGCCCTGTACGGCGATCAGCGCGACACACGGCGCAACAACGCCCAGATCATGGACATTCTGAAGTGGCTTGGAATCCCCCACAAGGGGTTTGCCGACGTTCCGCGCGCCCAAGCGTTTGAGGAACGCCGAAACTACGCCGTTGCCCTTGACAATCTGACCCAAGGGTTTGTAGGCATGTGGACTTGGGAGGGCTTGGCCATGGGCGCCGCCTGTGTCTCTCGTGTCGCTCCTTCCGCGGAAAGAGAATACGCCCGTGTCTATGGCCAAGTTCCGCCCATCATGAACGTCCAGAACATTGACGAGATGGCCAAGGCGCTGCGGGCCCTGCGCGACAGCGCGGACCTTCGCGCAGAAATGGCCGAGCGCGGACGCAGGTTCGCCCGTGAGTGCATGACGCCCGAGGCGATTGCCGCCCAGTACCTCAACCTGTGGGGAATAGAAAAATGACCCTTACAGGCACTGCGGCCATCTTTACCGACATCTACGAGCGCCGTGTGTGGGGCAAGGGCGAAAGCGCCAGTGGCAGCGGTTCCAGCATGGCTGAAACGGAAGTGGTGCGCGGCATCCTGCCCGACGTTGTCGAGCAGTGCAGTATCCGTTCCGTGCTGGACCTTCCCTGCGGCGACTTCCACTGGATGCAGCACGTGGACCTCGGCGATGCGGAGTATCACGGCGCGGACATCGTCTACGAGATCATAGCCCGCAACAATGCGCTGCATTCCACGCCCTGGCGCACGTTCAGCGTGATGGACATCCTCGAAGACCCGGTTCCGGCGGCTGACTTGGTCATCTGCCGCGACTGCCTGTGCCACTTCTCCCACGAAGACGCGCTCAAGGCGATTTTGAACATTCGCCAGAGCGGCGGGCGGTATGTGCTTTTCAACTTCTACCCGCGCCATTACGCGAACAAGGTGCACGGCAACCTTGTCATAACGACCGGACAGTGGTATCCGGTCAATCTGCTTGCGCCGCCGTTCCGGTTCCCGGCTCCATTGCGCGTCTGGAACGAGAAATGCCCCACGGAGGGCTTCCAAGACAAGAGCCTCGGCCTTTGGCTGATCAACGACCTCCCCTGGAAACTAACGCCATGAGCGAACCCAACCCGGCAGACACCTATTTCAGCACGCGCTACGGCGCATCGGCGGCATGGTCGGCCCTGTCCGAATCGGACAAGACCGCGCTCTTGACCACCGCAGAGAACGACCTTGTTGCGGTGTACGGCTCCGTTCCGGAGACCGATGCGGGTCAGCGGTGCATTTACGAGCAGGCATTCTTCCGGATGCTCGATGCGGACGTTGACACGCGATCCGCATTGCAGGCCCAGGGCGTGTCCGCGGCGGGCATCGCCAAAGAGTCCTACCGTGCTGGCGGCGGCATCGCCGTTTGCGCATACGCCCAGCAGGTGCTTGGCCCCGCCGGAAGTGGCATTGCGCTGGGCGCCGTGGCTGTTGACCTTGAAAGCGACGAGAACGTGACCTACTACAACGTGGATTGACCATGACCGCAGTCGCCATAGACTATATCGATGAAAGCGCGAGGGCTTACCAGAGCACGCGCATCAATGCGCTTCTGGACGGCTACAAGACCGCCCAGCAGTCCATCGAGGCGGCATTGCGCAAGGGCACTATGACCGATTTCGGCACGTTCCGCGCCACGGAGCAACTGAAGCAGATCAAGGCCATGATTGCCCAGTTGAACACCCAGTGCGTCAGCGTGTCCAGAGACCTTGCCAAGTCCGGTTACCGTGAGGGGGTCAATCTTGCGGCGAAGGCCGTGAAGGCCACCGGGCAGGATTTGGGTGCGGTCGATATGGGTAACAAGATTCATGTCGCCGCCGTTGAGGCCATGGCCGACAAGATGGCGACCGACCTGATATCGGCGAACGGCTCCATGGAGCGCTTCGCCCAGCGGCTGGTGCGCGGCACGCAGCAGAAGGTTATCAGCGAGACCGCCGTCAATGACGCGGTGACGCAGGGGCTTATCAAGGGAGACACCTGGCGCAGCGTGTCGAAGGGTTTGCGCGAACAGATCAACGAGGCGCTTGACGGAAAACTGAAAATTCCCATCAACGGTCGGAACTACGACCCGCGCAAGTACGCGGACCTCGTTGCCCGCACGATGACGCGCGCCGCCGCCACGGAAGGAACGATAAACCAGTCGCTACAGTGGGGCATCACGCTGTTTCAGGTGTCCACGCACGGCGACAGTTGCGGCGACTGCCTTGAATTCCAGGGCAAGGTCTACAGCCTCGGCCCGAACGATTACGGATTCCCCGAACTGACGGACGAGCCGCCGTACCATCCACACTGCGGGCACGTCCTGCTGCCCTACGTCGAAATGAGCACCAAAGAGCGCGACATGATGGTTGAGTTGAGCAACGGCCCCGCCATGAAGGACCAGGCGGCCTACGATGCACGCATCGCGGAACTCCGAAAGGAGGCCGCATGAGCACGCACACCATCACGCTGGCCGATGTGGGCCGCGTCCTGACGCTTCCGGACGCCGCCAAGGTTGCCAACGATGCGGGCAACTACGGCTTCGCCGACGCGCCCGTCACGCCCACGCTGGTGGTCCCTACGGTGTCCACCGCGCGGGCATCCGGCGGCCTGTTGAGCGCCTACGCGAAAGAGACCGTCATCATCAGCCGCCCAACCTTCGACCAGTGGGACCAGCCCACCGGAACGCCCGCGCAAATCATCGCTTATGGTCGGTGGGAAGAGAAGTCGCGGCTCGTGCGGAACCAATCCGGCGAGGAAGTGGTGAGCGGTGCGCAGTTCCTGACGGTCGCAGAGGTGCTCTACACCGACACCGTCATCCGGAACGGCGTTGAATACAAGCCCATCGCAAAGAGCGCGCCCAAGGCGCTTTCCGGCGGCTACAACGTGGTGTATTTCTCATGAACGCGGTCACCTTCGACATAACCAGCCTGCTGGCGGGCCTGATGTCCTGCGACCACAAGGTTCATGCCGCACTCGAACGCGGCATGGGCAAGGCCGGATCACGGCTGTTGCGGGATGCCACCATCGAGCCGCCGACGGTCCCCAAGTTGGTGGGCCATCTGCGCGGGTCCGGTTCGGTGACCGTGAACGGAAAGCACATTCAGGGTCAGGACAACGGTGCAAGCGAAACGCCGGAAGCGGGCGCGGTCACCGTCGAGGTTGGATTCAATTCGCCCTACGCCGCCTACCAGCATGAGGGCGTGCGGAAAGACGGCACGCACGAGGTGAAGCACTACACCACTGAGGGCAGCGGAAAGAAGTTCCTTGAGACGCCGCTTCTGACCAAGAGCGAGGAATACATGGGCATCGCCGCCAACGAAGTGAGGAGGGCGCTCGCATGATCCGCGCCATCTGCACATACCTCCAGCAGCAGGGCTGCGGAACCATCGGCACGGACCTGTTTGCCGGCGCGTTCCCTTCATCCACAGCGCTGGGGACCGCCGTGCAGGAAACAGGACCGGAAATGCCGCGGCTCAAGGTTGGCGGCGTGATATCGACCGCAAAACAGGTGCAACTCCTGACCAGAGGCAAGACTTACGAGGGAGCAAGGCAGACTGCACGCGCTGCCGCCGCGGCCCTCCTTGGAAAAGTCGGCCTCGCATGGTCCGGATGGCAGATAGCAGCAATCGACGGCGTCATGCCCCAATACATTGGGCCTGACGAGAAAGGTTTTCACACCTTCAGTGCAAATCTGATGGTTTACGGAAAGGAGACAAATAGTGTCTAACCCCTGGGTGATTAATATGGGGCCGTGCCTCGCCCTGTTTGGCACGACCCTGCTCGACGCCACCTTCGGCGACACCAAGTTGAACCTTGCGCTCAAGACTGCAGACAAGCGGATTGAGCAGCAGGGCAATGCTCCGGTGGACAAGGTGATCCTCGGATACGATGTCACCGCCGAAGTGCCTGTCGCCGAGTGCGACCTCGAGGAACTGGTCACGCTGATTCCCGGCTCTGCGCTGAGTTCGGGCAGCAAGTCCAAGTCCCTCACGGTCAAGCAGTCCGGCGGCCAGATGCTCCGCACGCTGGCCAAGACGCTGATTCTCAAGCCCTGCTTCAACGGTGATGCGCTGGAATCGAAGTACTGGCGCACCATCCCGCTTGCGAGCGTGGAGCCCGAGTTCAGCGAGACCTTCAACTCGACCGGCACGCAGAGCGTTTACCTCGTCAAGTTCACGGCCTTCGTGGATTCCAACGACGCGGTGCTCATCTTCGGCGCCGACTCGACCTCGCGCCCCTAACAAATGAATCCGCCGGGGGATGCCGCACGCCGTCCCCCGGCGACAACAAAACATGAAGGAGACACGCAGTGCCGAAATTGAACATCGATGAACTGGCCGCAAAGCGCGACCCGATTGAATTCACCCTTGGCGGCAAGGCCCACGTGGTCAAGAACTTCACGTTCTCTGCCATGGAGCAGGTCAAGCAGTTGAGCAAGCAGCAGGAAGCCGGCGAGGTAACCGACGAGCAGGCCGCCGCGCAGACGCTGTCAATCTTCACGGGCGACCCGCCGGAAGACTTCACGGGCCACGACATGCGCGACCTTGGCGCGGCCTCCGTGTTCGTGCAGCAGTGCATCGAAGAGGAGTCGGAGGCGCAGAAAGCGTCAAAAAAAGCGAGGCACTGATCCGGATATGGGCCGAGTGGCCGGGGTTCACCGAATCGCGGCTGGCGGCGCTGACGGACAAGGAAATTGAATCGCTGGACAATGCGGCCACCAGGGCGCGCGCGCGGCGCAAGTTTGACCTCTATGAAATGGTCAACATTGTGAACATGAACGAAAAGGACCGAAAGCGCGTGATGACCAAACTGGAAGAGGAACTGAACTGCGGCCTGCCGAAACAGGCGACACCCATGACCCGGGCCGAGCGCATTGCCCAACTCAAGAATCAGGAAGGCCCGCTGCGGATTGCCCTCGGCGGCAGGCGAAAGGGAAATTAGATGCCCTTCGACGTAGGCTCCATAGTCGCGAAGATGAAGTTGGACACGTCCGGATGGAAGACCGGGATATCGGCTGTGAAGGCCGATTCCACGGCGCTGGCCGGCAGCATCGGCAGCGTGACCGCGGGCCTGCGCACGCAGATTGACGCATCGCTCAAGGCCGGAAACGCACTGGGCAACCTTGGCAGCCGCATGAAGGAACTTGGCAGCGCGTCCGCGCTCGTGGCCGGAATCCTTGGCAGCGGGGCTATTGCGAAATTGGGCAAGGAAATGCTTGCCGCAGCCGCAGGGTCTGAACGGCTAAACATGACCCTGTCGGTACTGATGCGCTCCAATGAAGAGGGCGAAAAACTGCTTCACTGGGTGGAGCAGTACGGCGGGACTGTGGCTGCAAAGACTGGAGACATCAAACACGCCGCGCTCACCATGGCGGCGGTGTTCGGCCAGTCCGGACGCGAGGCGTTGCAGGGTTGGCTTCCGATTATCACGGATATTGGCGCAACCTTCAATATGAGTATAGAGGAAGTGACCAGCAACATGGTGCGTGCCCTTTCGGCTGGCATCCAATCTGCACGCCAGTTCCGGCTTTCCGGTGTAACCGCCGCGCTTGGCTTTGCGGCTGGTGAGTCCTATTCGCCCGAGGAGACCAAGAAACGCATTCTGGAGTCTTACACCGCCGCAGACAGTGTCATCCGCGGGATGGCAACCAAACTGGCCGGCACGTGGGGCGGCCAGATGACCATGATCCAGGACAAGTGGGAGAAGACCATGAAGGCGGTCATGAAGAGCGGGCCGTTCGAGACGCTCAAGGGCTATCTCGTTTCGGTCAACGCGGCATGGGATCGACACTTCAACACCATCGTCGGCGTTATCGCCCAGTATGGTCCGCTTGCCGCGAAGATCACCGCCGTCGGCGCCGCACTCGTGGCGATGCGCTTGGCCGCGCTGGCCGGAACATTTGTGCTTGGTTCAATGCTCAGTACCGTGAACGCGCTGGTA